TATATAGTAGTTTATAAAATCATACTATATAGGAGCTTTATTGTCAAGAGCTTGTATGATTGAATAGAGGTAAATTCCGTTTTTTCGTTCTTTTTAAAAGCATTAGACCCCATGTCTTTTTGAGTTTTTCTACCGCTTACAATCAGGAACGACCTTACAGACAGCACCACCTTGGAATGACCTCAATCCTTGACACATCGCCGGTACAGTTGATGGTGCAAACACCCGGCTTGAGGACTGGGAATTCCGCTCCTTTGACTGTATCGTTTTTGAGCGTGGTGCCTTTGAAGCAGTTCATCAGCTCACTGTCGATCTCAATATACTCGTCCAAGTCGGAAATCATCATGCCCCGGCCTTGGGGCTGCATCATTAGTGCTACCGCACCGCTGCCGTATAGCTTGATATACGGTCGGCTCTCAAAAGCGGTCGGATTGGTAATCGTCAGTTTGGAAGCGTCAGCCGCCACCGTCTCCTGTCCTGCAAAGCTGTATTTATACGGCTTGCAGTTGAAGGTAACCGTAAAACTTCCGACCTTGTTCAGCTGCTCCTCAATGTCCAGACTGCCGGAGATGACGCCGTAGCGGAAATACTCCGCATCGTAGGAGTCAGTGATTTCGTGGTATCTGTCCGGCTCGGAATAAAGCCAGCCCTTAATGTCCCGCAGGACAGCGGCAAGTGCGGCTATATTCTTCCGAGCGAGGAACACCGTGTAGCTCACCTTGATGTTGGAAAAACGGCGGTTGGGGTTGATGATGTCACCACTCCTGCCGGGGATAGAGATGAACTCCGCATCGTACTCCGGTGCGGAGAACACATCTTTTTTCTCGATATGCAGGCCAAAATCTGCGGAACTGCGGCCGTTGTAGGTGAAATAGGTCATGCGAATACCACTCCTTTCCGCTGGGCGAACTGGTTCGCCGTTTCCATGACTTCGTTGGTGAGTTGACGGATATCCTCGCTGCTGTAATTGTTGAAGTTCGTGATGTTCAGGGCGATGGTGAAAGCGGATGCCGCCTTACCGACCACGCCGTCCACGGCGGAACGGATCGAGCCGTTCACGTCAAAGTCGGTGGGCAGAGCCGTCTGCATATCGTGGGCAAGGTCGCCCATGACACCGTTGATGTCCTCTGCCATTCCTTCTGCGGCTTTGACCGCTTCATCGCCGTTGTCGTCAATGGAGCCTGCAAGACCCTTGACCAGCATTTCACCGACCCATGCCATTTCCTTTGAGGGCGAATGGATACCGAAGAAATCGCAGATGCCGTCCCAGATGGATGAGATCCACCCGGACACCTTATCCCACAGCCACGAGGCAAGCTGGGTAATACCGCTCCACAGTCCCTTGACGATGTTGCCGCCGATTTCTACGATCTTATACATCAGAGAACCGAAGGCTTTCACGATACCCGCAATGATCTGCGGCACCGCCTTGACGATCTCCACGATAATGGTGGGCAGGTTTTCAATCAGGGCAACGAACAACTGAACGCCTGCCATGATGATTTTATCGATGTTTCCGATGAGGGCATTGACAATGCCGGAGATGATTTGCGGAATCGCCTGTACGATGGTCGTAATGATTTGCGGCAAAGCCTGTATTAGCGAGATTAGCAGGTCGATGCCCGCTTGGATGATTTGTGGAATGGCGTTAAGCACGGCGGTAATAATGCCGTCTATGATTTTCGGGATAGCTTCCACGATTGCCATGATGATCTCCGGCAATGCAGTCACCAGCGAGGTCAGAAGCTGAATGCCCGTTTCAATGATCTGCGGGATGGAGTCCAGCAGAAAGGTAATGATTCCGTTGATGATTTCCGGCAGAGCGGCAATCAGCACGGGCAGTGCATCCAAAAGGCCTTGCGCCAGCCCGGTAATAAGCTGTAAGGCTGCGTCAAGGAGCATCGGCAGGCTGTCCACCAGTCCTTGTACGATGGTGACGATTGCTTGCACCGCTGCCGGGATGAGCGTAGGCAGTGCATCCGCAATGCCTGTCACCAGCGTGGACACCAACTGAACTGCCGCATCAATGAGCAGGGGCAGATTCTCAATCAGCGTGTTCACGATGGTCATGAGCGCAGACACCGCCGCCGGGATAAGCTGCGGAAGCAGGGACAGAAGCGTTTCCAGCACCTGCGAGAACAGTTCGGTGACTGCTTCCAGCAGTGTGGGCAGCAGTTCACCCACAGCCGTCAGCAGAGCATCCAGCGCCGTGGGCAGAGCCGCCACGATGTTCTCAATAACCGGGGTGATGTTCGCCACCACGGTCTTGAAGGCATCCACCATGTTGTTGCACAGCAGCTCCATGTCAGCGTCCGCATCACCGAAGCCCACAATGAGGTTCGACACGGCGGATTTCAGTGCATTGACAGAGCCGGAAATGGTGGCTTCCGCTTCCTTGGCGGTCGTTCCTGCAATATCCATACTTTCCTGCATGACGTGAATGGCTTCCACCACATCTGCGTAGGAGGAGATGTCATACTTGACGCCGGATATCTTCTCCGCATCGGCGAGCAGTCGCTCCATTTCCTGCTTTGTGCCGCCGTAGCCCAGCTTGAGGTTGTCGAGCATCGTATAGTTCTGCTTGGCAAAACCCTGGTAGGCATTCTGAATGGAGGACATATCCGTGCCCATCTTGTTGGCGTTATCGGACATATCCGTGATTGCCATATCCGCATACTTGGCGGCTTTCTCGGTATCGCCGCCGAGGGACTGGATGAGGCTTGCGGAAAAGCCCGTGACCGTCTCCATGTACTCGTTGGCAGAAAGTCCTGCCGTTTTGTATGCGTTGGCGGCGTACCGCTGGATCTCCTGCGAGGAGTCCTTGAACAGGGTGTCAACACCGCCGACCAGCTGCTCGTAGTCTGCATAGGCGGCGATGACCTCTTTTCCGAGCTTCACGGCGGCGGCACCTGCGGCAACAGCCACGGCACCGAGTGCCACACCTACGGTTTTGAGAACCTTGCCGAAGCCTTCAAACTTACTGCCGGATTCCTCCGCAGCCTTGCCGCCCTCCTTGATGGCTTTCTCGTTCTCGTCCAGCTCCCGGTTCATATCGTTGAGGGCGGCTTCGGCATTGTTGAGTTGGATCTGCCAGTTCTGGGTGCGGCGGTCGTTCTCTCCGAAAGAGGTGGCGGCGTTCTGCAGAGCCTTGCGAAGGGTGTCGATTTTTGTTGTCTGCTCATCGATCTCTTTTCGCAGAACCTTGTTCCGTGCGGCGAGTGCCTCCACGGATTTGTCGTTTTTATCGAACTGAGAGGTGGCGAGCTTCATTTCGGAGCCGAGCACCTTGAAGGACTGGTTGATGTCCGCCAGTGCTTTCTTGAATTCTTTTTCCCCCTCAAGACCGATCTTCAGTCCGAAACTATCTGCCATTCGCCGTCACCTCCTTAAATGCCGTCCGGGATAATATCGTCAATATAATGCTCCCTCGCCGGGGTTGCCTGACCGTTATACTGCTTGTGGCACTCCCACAGATCCAGCAGAAGTCCAAACGGCATCAGCCACACCTCATCTTGGCTGAGATGCAGGTGGGCAAGACCGTAATAAAGAAGCCGGGTAAACAGCTCCGCATCGGAGACCGTTACCCGACTTGCGCGTTTTTTGCGTCTTTCTCGCTTTCCACATTCCGCTTGGTGCCCTTGTAGAGCGCCTCCGTAATGGCGGTTTTGTATCCGGCAAGGTCGAGGGGTGTGGTCAGAAGCTCCACCACATCCTCCGTGAGCAGCTCCTTGGGATGCTCCTTATCCTTGAGGTTGTGGATGAGGATGCTCTGATTTGCCAGAAGCGTGATCAGCCACACGATCTCGCCGATTGCCATTTCAAAGTTCTCGGACTTCATCAGCTTCTCACCGAGGTTTTCCAGCCCGCCGTATCGACCGGCGATCTCCTTGGTGGCCTTGGTCGTGAGGAGCAGCGTATATTCCTCATCACCGATGGTGATGACTGCGGTTCTTTCGTTATCCATTGTGCGTTACCTCCGTTAACCCTGTTTTTCGGGTGTCGTGGTATAGGTCGGCTCATAGACTTCCTTATACCAGTTCGTGATAGTCGCAGCGGTCACATCGCCCTCCAGTGCCTCCGCTTTCCACGGGTGCTTGCCGCCTGCGTCTGCCTTGTTGCGGCGCAGAATGGTGCCTTCAATGGTCGGCGTGGAAAAGGTAATGCTGTCGCCCTTGGTGGCAAGGTTCGTCGCCGGAATACCGAATTTCACACGGTACAGCCAGTAATACTTGTACTTGCCGTTGGACTTCTTGGCGCGGAAGCCCACCGCCACAGGGTCGCCGCCGTCCTCGGATGCGGAAATCAGCACCTTGTTCTTGTCGATGGTTGCACCCGTGAGGTCGGATGCCGCCGCAGAGCCGATATCGTCAATGCCGAGGGAGAGTGTGCCGGATTTGAATTCCTTCACGATCTCCGAAGCACCGTCATCGGCATAGAGCGTCGCTTCTGCCAGTTCCACCGAAAGGTCAGCGGAGATGGCTTTCGCAAGCTGCTCCGGCGTACCGTAGGTTTCCTCACCGGCATCGTTCTCGGTGATTTTTGCGTAATACAGTCTGTCAAGACCGATAGTTGCCATGATTCATTCCTCCAGTTCGTAGATTTGCGCCACATCAATGGCGTAGTGATGGTAGCCGGTTTCAGCCTCAAAGCCGATGTACCGGCGGTCGGTAATATAAAAGTCCGCACCAAGCAAGGCGCGGACAAGGTCATTTTTCAGTTTGGTGTAACTGCCCTTTGTGAAGAGGGACAGCCGTGCCTCCTGTGTCTCACAGCCGGGAGCGTTGTCGGCGTGGAACTCAAAGCTGTCCGACAGCGGAGTGATGACCAGATAGGTGTCCGGGGCTTTGCCGGAGAACACACCCGTTTCCACTGGAACGCCGCAATGCTCGGCGATGGTTTGTAAATCGGATAGAAGACTCACAGCTTTTCCACCTCCTCATCCAGCGCCTTGGTCATGGCATCGATGCATTCCTGCCGGGATGCCGTTTTCGCAGGTTTCAGAAACGGTTTTGCAGGCTGACCGTGCTTGCCGTATTCAATGATGTTGGCCAGCTTGGCATTGCTGCTGCCGTCCGAGCGGGGTTCTGCGAAGCCGACCTTGATGTCGTGGTTACCGTCCCGGTTCAGCTTGGAGGGAGAAAGGCCGAGCGCACCTTCCAGTTCGCCTGTGGTGCGGGATTTGAACTTTGTCCCTCTGCCAATAACGGAGGAGAGATTGCTCTTGACTTTTTTCAGCACCACCTCGCCACCGGTCTGCAGGACGGTATCCGCAACGCTGTCAAAGTTGCTGCCGAGCTTGGAAATCTTCAGGAGGAAATCCTCCGGCATTTTCATTTCAGCTTTTGCCAATGGTAGGTTCACTCCTTTTCGCTAAAACCTCGATGTACATCCCACGGCCTTTGACATCCTCTACGGACACAATATCGTAGCGACAGTCATCGCAAATGAGAAACTGGTCTGTGGTGATTGTCAGCCCAGGAATACGCCGAAAGCGGAACAGGTCGGTCGCTTCGCTGAATGCGGCGAGGTTCGCCCAGCGCTGAGAGCCATGCCGACCTTCCCGGTACACACGGACGGAAGCGAGGACTTCATCCTCGGAATGAGTGAAGCCTTCGCTGTCCTTGACTTGGCGGGTTTCTACAATGACGGCAAAGCCGTTCATTTTTCCAAAACTCATACCTGCCACCGCCTATCCAACCGGAGCAGCTGATTGACGGTATTCCACACCTGCTGTGCCGCTCCGGTGTTATCCGCAAAAAAGCCGCCCGTGCTGCCGTCCCGGCTTTCATAGAAATGGGACGACAGCATGATAACGGCTTGCTCCGTGGTGGCTGGCATGGGGTTCTCCGTGTAATAGCCCTCCGGGATGTGCTGGTAGCTTTCAGCGTAAGAAACAGCGGCGGTGATGTAGCCTTTCAGCAGCTCATCATCCGCCGTGTGTTCCAGTATGAGGTTGGCTTTTACCTTGGAAAGTAGTTCATCCATCACCGCCGCCTCCTTTCATTAGGTGCCGGAAGAGGCAGTGCCCTTCTGCTGCAGCACCTTGATGGCTTCGGGCAGAATGAGCTTGCCGTCCAGGCGCTTGGATGCGATGAAACCGATCTGACCGGTCTCCGCAAAGCGCTCGTTCAGACGCTTGAAGGTAATACCCAGGCGGTCGCCGATCCAGTAGTAGTTGAAGTCGCCGAAAGCAACGGTCTTCTGACCGGCCGCCAGCTCCGGCGCATAGGGAGAGGTGTAGATACGCTTGCCGAGCAGCGTATCAAAACCGCCTTCGTGCAGAGCGGACTGCCACAGATACTGACCGTTGGAGTCCTTCAGCTTGCGGATGTTCTTCATGGTGGAGTCATTCAGAAGCCACACGGCGTTCTTGCGATAGGCGCTGTTCAGAGAGTAGAACAGGTCAATCAGCTCGTCGGCAGTAATGGCAGTTGCGGAAGCCGCCGTGACGCCAAGCTGACCGCCGCCAGTAGCGTTGAAAATACCCGTGGGCTTGCCGCTGCCGTCACCGGTGAGGAACGCCTCTTCCTCCTTGTTGCCGATACGGCGGGCAAACTCCGTACGGAAGTAGGCTTCCAAGTCAAAGGCAGCGTCGTTCAGAAGCTCCTCGGACACCTTGATCATGGTAGCGACCTTGTGTGCGCCGATGAGCTGTTGACCGAAAGCATCGTCGCCTTCGGGGATAGTGCCTTCCTCATCGACCCAAGCGGCAGTGCCCTTGGTGGCGACGATGGGGATCTTGTGGCTGCCGGATGCAGTGGTGATGACATGAGCCAGGCTTCTGACCACATTCTCTGCGGAAAGGGACTGTACCAGGGTCTGCTCAAACTCGTCGGGGACGAGGTAGCCGCCCTCGCTATCCACGCCTTCCTGCAGAGCGTTACGGATCTCTGCGGTCATCATACCGCCCTTGGTACGGGCCTGCGCCCAGAACGCCTTCTTATAGGTGTCGGAGGCACGACCGGTCTTGGTGTCCACCTTTGCCGTATCGGGCTTCTGGGTGATGGGCGTATTGACCGGAGTGTTCAGTTCACGCTCGAAAGCGTCCAGACGCTCCTGGCGCTCAATCTCACGACCGAGGTCGACGATCTCCTGTTCCATCTTCTCATAGGTGGCGGTGTCCTCGGCGGAGAGGACGCCTTTGTCGCTTCTGTGGGAGTCGAGGAACGCCTTCGTCTGCTCCCAGGTCTTTGCACGCTGTGCGCGCAGTTCGTTGATCTTACTCATTGTCTGTATCCTCCTTAAGGTTTGATAAGTGCGAGTCTCTTTTCGAGCTCGGAGATGGGTGTGCCTGCACTTTTCGCAGGTTCGGACGGGGTGTGATGGCTCTTGACCTTGGACATGAGCGAGTTGGTGACGGCTCTGCGGCTGAACACGAAGCTGTCCTCCGCAGTGGCGCTTTCACCGTCTGCCTTGAACAGCAAATCATCGGCAAAGCCCAGCTCCACAGCCTTGTTGGCATTCATCCAGGTCTCGGCATCCATGAGGTGGCTGAGCTTGGCACGGGACAAGCCGGTCTTGATCTCGTAGGCATTGATGATGCTTTCCTTGACTTCGGAGAGCATATCGATTGCCTTCTGCATCTCCTCGCTGTCACCGATAGCGACCGTCAAGGGGTTGTGGATCATCATGAGTGCCGTGGGCGACATGAGCACCTTTGTACCCGCCATCGCAATGACGGATGCGGCAGAGGCAGCAATACCGTCGATCTTGACTGTGACGTCGCCGTGGTAGTCCATGAGCATATTGTAGATTTGGGCGGCTGCCACGCAGTCACCACCGGGCGAGTTGATCCAGACGGTGATATTCCCGGAGCCGGACATCAGCTCATCCTTGAAAAGCTGCGGCGTGACATCATCGTCAAACCAGCTCTCCTCAGCGATCGTGCCGTTTAAGAACAGGGTTCTCTCTTGGATCTGTTCCTGCGTCTCCTCGTTGGTCACTGTCCTGTTTTTCCAATCCCAGAACTTCTTCATCGGATTTTTCCTCCTTTCCGTTATCGGTGTTGATATTTGCAAAAGCTCCGGCGTTTTGCAGCGGGAGCATATTGCCGTTAATGAGGTACAGGTCGCCGCCGTCCTTTGCCGGGATACGGTCGAGGTTTTCAAGTTCCCGGATGTCGTTGGCGGACATCCAGCCGTTCTGACGACCGATGGCGTACCCGTTCATGCGGCTCTGGTAATCGCCGCGAAGCAAGCCTTCCAGATTGAATTTCACGAAATACACGGCTTTTTCGTCCTTCGACAGGAGCGACCGCTGAATGGACTGCTCCCAGCGGATGACCCAGGGATCAAGGGTGTATTTCACGAACTCAAGGGACTGCTGTTCAATATTAGAAAAGCTCGACTTTTCCAGGTCGCCGACCATGTGAGGTGGCACTCGGAAAATTCGAGCAATTTCATTGATTTGGAATTTGCGTGTTTCGAGGAACTGCGCCTGCTCCGGCGAGATGCCGATGGGCGTGTATTTCATGCCTTCTTCCAGTACGGCGATCTTATTGGCGTTGCCGCTGCCACCGAAGGTGGACTGCCAGCTCTCACGCACACGCTGCGGGTCTTTGATCGTACCGGGGTGTTCTAACACACCGCCCGGAGCGGCACCGTTGGCGAAGAACTTTGCACCGTATTCCTCACAGGCAATCGCCATGCCAATGGCGTTTTTCGCCATAGCGATGGGACTGTAGCCCACCAGACCGTCAAAGCCCAAGCCAGGGGTGTGAAGTACCTCGGATGGGTCGAGATACACCGTCGAACCTTTCATGGTGGGTGCATCATCGGACTGAGTGGAATAGAGGTAGTAGAGCTTGCCGTTCTTGTCCCGGTTGACCTCCATTCGGTTGGGCATAAGCGGGTACAGCGCCACCACTTCGCCCTTGCCGTTTCGGATGATCTGAGCGTAAGCGTTGCCCCAGAGGAGTAGGTGCGTCATGAGGGTTTCCCGGAATACAAAGGAACTCATCTCTGGGTTCGGCTCATCGTGGAGCAAATGGTAGAGCGGATGGTCGAGCGCCATTGCTTTGCCGCCGCTTTCCGTGTATCTATAAAGGTGCAGCGGCAGTCCTGCGACAGCTTCCGACAGGATGCGGACACAGGAATACACAGCGGTCATCTGCATTGCCGAGCGCTCCGTCACCGCTTTGCCGGAGGTCGTGCCGCCCATGAAAAAAGCGTAGTTGCTTCCCATCGTGCGGCCTTGAGGCTTGTCCCTGGATTTGAACAGCCCTGAAAAAATACCCACCTAAATCACTCTCCTTAAAAATGGGCAAAAGAAAAGCACCTGTCCGTAGACAGATGCTCTCGTTGTGCTGAATTCAGATCGTTTCGGTTTCGCTCAGTTGACGGCTGATATCCCGTCCACCATAAATCACACGCACGGCATAGACCGTGCTTTTGCTTTCGTCCGGGTAATAGAAAATGAGATAGTTTTTGACCGGAAAGCAGCGTAATCCTTGGCTTTGCCAGGGCTCCTCATCGTAGAGCCGATACCGCATGGGCATCTGGTTCAAAGAGAGAATCTCTTTTGTAATTTGCCGTACCAGGTTCACAGCGACCTTCGGTTCCTGCAACTCATAGGTGATATAGTCCAGAATATCTCGAAGGTCTTGTTTTGCCTGGTCGGTGAACTCTACTTCCCAGTTCATACGCCGTAGTCTCTTTTCAATTCATCCATGACGCTTTGTGCAGAATGGGTGCGACCAGCACGGATATCTGCCATGCCTTTCTCAAGCTCTGCATCCTGCTGCTCCTTTGTTAAAGATCCAAAAGCCACCGGTTTGCGCTCCGGCAGTTTCATTTCAAACGGAATGCCACGCTGCAGAACGATCTGCCGAAGAAACATACTGACCGCATTGGACATGGGGATTCCCAATTGATCAAGCACCTGTTCTGCCTGCTCTTTGATTTCAGGCTCTACACGCGCGAATACATTAGAAGTTCTTGCCATAGCTTATCGCCTCCTTGCGAATATAGTATACCACTTTTGCTTGCGATATGCAAGCAGTTCGCAAGAAGTTTACAATTTCAGATAAACAGCAGGCCCCTTGTGTCGTATACGCTCTCTACATTCTCATTGCCGCAGCGGATAGCGCGGTCGAGTGCCATGATCGTTGCCACGGCACCGTCGATTTTCTCTGTGGATTTTTCCTTGTCCGGCTTGATGTTTCCGGCTGGGTCGGTGCGGATGAAGATGTTGTCCATCATCCAGCGAAGGACGGGGTGTCCACCGTGGGCGACCTTTTCCTCAAGCACCAGTTTCATCAGTCCCTTGGTGGGCGGGGACATATCTTTGAAACCCTGTCCAAAGGGAACGACCGTAAAGCCCATGCCCTCAAGGTTCTGGACCATCTGCACGGCTCCCCAGCGGTCAAAGGCGATCTCACGAATGTTAAAGCGTTCGCCCAGGCTTTCGATGAACTTCTCGATGTAGCCGTAATGAACAACATTACCCTCGGTGGTTTGGAGGTATCCCTGACGCTCCCATACATCGTATGGTACATGGTCGCGCCGAACTCGAAGGTCGAGGTTGTCCTCCGGTATCCAGAAGTACGGCAGGATGATGTATTTGTCGTTCTCATCTTCCGGCGGAAACACCAGAACGAATGCTGTAATATCCGTTGTGGAGGACAAGTCCAGACCGCCGTAGCAGACGCGACCTTCCAGATCATCCTCGCAGACAGCGAATTCGCATTTGTCCCACTTGTCCATCGGCATCCAGCGTACCGCCTGTTTGACCCATTGGTTGAGTCTCAGCTGTCGGAAGGAGTTCTCCTCGCCGGGGTTCTGCTTGGCAGATTCGCAGGCATCCTTCACCTTGTCGATGCCCACCGTGATGCCGAGGGACGGATTGGCTTTTTTCCAGACCTTCGGGTCCGTCCAATCGTCCGATTCCTCCGCGCCGTAGATAACAGGATAGAAGGTGTGGTCGATCTTACGTCCCTCAATGATGTCCTTGGCCTTCTGGTGGATCTCATAACAGATGGACTTCGTATCATTGCCGGCCGTGGTGATGAGGAAATACAGCGGCTGCATCCGGGCATCGCCGGAGCCTTTGGTCATGACATCAAAGAGCTTGCGGTTGGGCTGGGTGTGCAGCTCGTCAAATACCACGCCGTGAGTGTTAAAGCCGTGCTTGTTGCCCACATCGGCAGAGAGCACCTGGTAGATACTGCCCGTTGGCTGATAAATGAGCCGTTTCTGGGAATCCAGTATCTTGACCCGTTTGGAGAGTGCCGGACACATCCGCACCATGTCGGCCGCCACGTTGAAAACGATGGACGCCTGCTGACGGTCCGCAGCGCATCCGTAGACCTCGGCTCGTTCCTCGCCATCACCGCAGGTGAGCAGAAGCGCCACCGCAGCAGCAAGCTCGGACTTGCCCTGCTTTTTCGGAATCTCGATGTAGGCGGTATTGAACTGCCGATAGCCGTTGGGCTTGAGGACACCGAAAATGTCCCGGATGATCTGCTCCTGCCAGTCAATCAGCTCAAAGGGCTTTCTCGCCCAGGTGCCCTTGGTATGGCAGAGGCTCTCGATGAACATCACGGCATAATCCGCTGCGTCCACATCGTAGCGGGAGGTTTTCTCCATGAACCTTGTCGGCTTGTAGTTTTTCAGCTTTCGCAATTTCTCACCCCCTCCGGCAGAGCAATAAAAATAGCCGCCACCGAAATCGGTGCGACCTTCCGTACAACGAGCAGCAGCCCCTTTCGGAGCCGTTGCTTTGAAATTTCGGTTTTTTACCAGTTCTCGCTGTGGAGCAGAAGCTCCAGCGCAAGCTGCGTGTTCTCATCGGTGGGCTCAATGTCCCAGCCTCTGTCGTAGTTGCAGACAATGTATCCGTCCCGCTTGAACATTAGCTTGGAAATGCGTCCGCCGTCGATGCCCCACTCAGAACCTTTGTCGTACTGCTTCATCCAGTAGTGAAAAACCTCGCCGTTTACCTTGATGCTGCTTTCTTTCCACATAACCGTGTACCTCCGTTTGTTTTGTTGTGAGTGTATATTACCGTCATGTCCGGGATATATCCAGTCATTTCGGAGAATATACTACACAATCATTCGGAGTAAAAACTGTGTATATTACAGCGTTATTCCGGCTGGCGGCAGCGGTGAATGAAGGCGATGATCTGCTCCTGCTCCTCCGGTTTTACGCCGATGGAATCGAGCGCCTCCCGTGTGCCACAATCCGGGCAGATGAGTGTTTCGTTGTCGAGCCTTGAAAGAGCTGGATGCTCCCGGTAGGCTTGCCCGCACCTGGGACAGACTGATATTCGGATGATTTTATTTTCCCTCATGATGTTCCTCCCCACATTTGAGATAAGCGTCTATCAGCACAAGCCTGTCAAAGCCAAAATCGTCGTAGCCCTGGATGCAGGTCTGCATATAAGGAATGGACGGAATGCCGATGGGCCTGTCCTCATGCATGATGTACACGAATACCCGTCGCTTACGGATTTTGCCCGTGCGGATACCCTTGATTGGTAGGGTCAACTCCTTCTTGTAATAGAAGTTCGGGAAGCCCTCGTAACGGTCCAGGGCTTTTTCATCCTCTGCGGTGACTTCCCATACAGCAACAGGAACTGAGACGCCGGACTTCTTTTCCACCGTAAGGTAAGAGCCTGTTTTGCTGCCCTTGAAAAGCAGTTCGTAATCCTTGAGAACCGATGTGCCGATGATCCGTGCCGATGGGCAGCGCATCCGCATCTGACGGACGTTGAGGTTACTGCCATAAGCGATGTAATAGCGTTTTTCCATAAGAAATACTCCTTTCCGAAGTTGCCTTCTACCACCGAAAGCCCGCCATCAGCGGGTTCGGGGGCCTCTGGGCTGCGTCCTTCAAGCGGCTGCTCTGCCGCTGCGGAAGGCTGCATCCCCATCCAGGCGCTTCGTGAGGAGCTCTCTTGCGGTCTTGAACTCGTCGCCAATAAAGCCGAGGCGAAGGAGCCAAGTGCGCATTGCGTATTTGGGGTTTTCGTTCTGCTGGGGCTTGGGGCTTGCGGTTCTGACCGTCTTTGCAATCTGGCTGAGTGCAAGGCAAAGCTGAATGTAGCTCTTGAGCTGTCCGGCGTGAAGCCCGTTCTGCTTGCCGTCTGCCGGTGCATCGAACTGGAAGAGCCGGAACTCGACCGTACCCTTAGTGAAGGTGGCGTGGAGGTTCAGCATATGATAGCGGCTGTCGTTGTAATGCTGGCTTCTGCCGTAGTCGGCGTTCTGGCTGCCGTACCAAATGTCTGCAAGTTCTGCCATAGTGGTGGGCTTTCTGCGGTTCAGCCGTTCCAGAAATCTGGGGTCGACCGTGCGGCAGTAGCGGCTGATGCGGCCTCTGTCGAGGTCCAGTGCGCTTGCCAGGAGATCTTCGTGGCTTGCCATGATGTTGGCGAGGTTCCGAAGCGTCTGCGGTGTGTGACCTTTGGCACCGATGTGAATGTGAACGCCGCAGCCTCTTGTGGCATCGCTTTTTGCTCCGGCTTTGCGGAGGCGGCGAACCAGCTCCTGCAAGGTCTCCATGTCAACGTAGGTGAGGATCGGCGTGACCATCTCGCATTTCTCGCTGTCCGGGCCCGCGATGCTGACGTCCTTCTGGAATTTCCACTCGCGTCCGCTCTCATCCCAAGCCGACCAAGTGCAGTAGCCGTTGCGGCAAGCGGTGTTCTCGTACCGCCCGGTACCAAAGAATGTGGCTGCCAGCCTTGCGGCCTTCTCTCTGGTGATGCTGTTCATTTCGACCTCGACCCCGATGGTCTGCTTCTTCATTTCGGCTACCTGGTTTTCTGTTCTCTGGCTCATGTTTGTGACCTCCGTTTTGGTTTGTTTTCCCTTTCGGTAGTCACATATTACCTCTGAAAGCACACTATATCCAGTTATATCTGAGCTATAAACTACACGATCTTGTGGTTCGGAAACTGTGTATATTACAGCAGTTTACGGCAAATATCCTCCCCGTAAGCCACGCTCAGACCGCAGCCGTTATCCCAAGCGACCAAGATGCTGCCGATATCGTCCACACCTCGCACGGTGCCTTTCGTGCCGACAGGCGGTGCCTGTGGATCATCCATCTGAACAAGCTCCACACGGGTGCCGACCGGGTATTCCTTACGGATACGCTCGACCGTCTCTTTACTCGGAAATCTCATGTTGCGCACCTCCGTTTCTGAAAGCCGAAGAGCCGGAGAGGTTCTTTAGCAGCATTTTTCGAGCAGCTTTGTATTCATCACCAATGAAACCCAGCCGAAGCAGGAAACAACGGAATGCGTACTTCTCATTTTCAATCGGTTTTTCGGAAGAATTGACACGGCTTTGATTCCGTGCCATCTCGCACAGCTTGCAGATGAAGGTGTCGTAGGCTTTCATCTCGTCCGGGGTGGGAGTCGCTGGGAACCAAGGGAAGGATACCTTCGTGTCCGTGATTTCCAGTGGCAGATCAGCGACTCCGAGGGCTTTCTTGATAAGGCTGCCCTTGGCGGCAATGAGAGCCTTGAGGTTTTCCAGGTTGCTGTCGTTGAACAGGCTCCTCGGCATGGAAATGCAGACGGCGCAAGGCTCGTCCTCGGCATCGGTGTGGCTCTGGTCAATGTCAAAGCCCTCATCGTAGATGTGTTCCAGCAATCTTTCAATGACCTCGCTGTCGGCACGGTCGTCAAAGGAAAGACAGCCGTTTCGGTCAATGGTGAAGTAATCCACCTCATAGTTGAATGTGGGTGCGCCACAGTACTTTGCGGGAACGCCGAGCCAGACGGAGATGGTCTGCACCAGCCGCTTGCGCTCTGCGCCCTGTGCATGGATTGTAATCGTCATGTTCGTGACCTCCTTGATTTTGGTAGTCATATATTACCGTCAGGTTGGGCACTTATCCAGCTATATCTGCACATTTCCGGTGTAGATTATATCGGCGCATTATCGCAGCCGGACTGTGCATACCACACAATTCCGCAGAGCACGAACCATACGCACGGCAGTGCCACGCCGTTGCCCCACATCTTATATTCCGCACTGTCGGAATACGGGTCTTTCAGCCACTTTGCGACCTGCTTGTCGGACTTCATCTTGCAGCCGGTCACTTCGGAGTAGGTCTTGAACACCTTGTGCCAGAAGTACATTTCCTCATCGGTCGGTTTTTCCGTACCGAGGTCGGCACACCAGTTGTCCGGGAAGCCTTGAAGTCTGGCGCACTCGGTTGGCGTCAAACGGCGGACGGTGTATCCGCTTTGGATAGCGCCCGGCCTTTTTGCCACCAGTGTCGGCTGAAGCTCTTTCTCAAAGGTCGGAGCGAACTTGGCGTTCTGCCCCTGGTTGAAGGTATCTCTGCCGATGCCGTAACAAACAGCGGTGGGGTCTTTGTAGTCCCGTGCGAGGACAGTCGGTGCTTTTTCCTTGGAAACCTGGGTAAAGCTGCCCGTTGTCATGCTGTACACGGCATGGCGGTCAACGGTATTTAAGGTGAAGCTGACATCTTCGTTGATGCCGTCTCCCTGGGGACCGTTCCTGTCCTCGCGGCCGATCATGGAGCCCTGCAGCACATAGGTCTGCTGTTTCGTCCCGGCATTAGCACACACAACAGCGGAGCGGTCTCCGAGGTCACGAACCTCATCCCGCTGATTCTGCGTGAAAGCGACAACAGCAATTCCGCCCTGATTGCAGGAGGGGTTGCCGCCGTTGCCGTCAAGCGTCCGTGCGGTTTCCGCTTCGTAGATGCCACTGTGGGGATTGTCCGACTTCATGGAATTGGAGTCCTTGGAGCAGATGCCGAATGGCTGAAGGACGCAAGTGAAATTGTCTTTGTCCGGCATCCTCTGATTTCCTCCGGCATTCTGCTTGGTGAGGGTTGGAGAAACCTGCCCGCCGTCCCAGCCGCAAGGCTCGAACAGCGTCTGGTCGTTGTTGCATGACAGGGTAGCGGACTTGTTTTCCTGGATGAGAGGTCCCTTGCCGCCACCTTCACAGCCGGAGCGTATTTTCATGACAAGCGGTACATTGTTGCCGCCCGTACCCATACGTGAGGTCAGCGTCTGCACATTGCCGTCCTCGGAAAGTTTGACTCTACTGTCGGTTGGATGGTTTTCCAGTGCCACCGCCGCAGGAACAACGCCTGCACGGAGCGTGGGAGAACACTCTTCCTCATAGCCGATGGTGCGGCTCTTTGCGGAATGCTCGGTGCAGAAGCCTGCCGATTCCATCACGCAGGGCGGGTGGTGCGCTTCAGCACGGAGCGTGGATGTGACCTCTTCGGTAACATTTATACGGTTGCCACCCTGGTCGTTCAAAACAATACCATTCCGGCCTGTACTCATTCCGCAGTTCACGCCGAGGGTGGTGGAAGTGTCGTCCGTCAGACTGCCGTTGTATCCATCGAAGCCTGTCGCTCCAGCGCAAGGCGTAAAACTTCCGGCAGCTCTTTGCCACGAGCGGAAGCCCTCCGCAGAATACCCAGACAGGCCTTCTGACTCAAATAATATTTTTCCGGCACTTCCGCCTGCAAGATCTGCGACAAGGTAGATGCGGCGTCTTCGCTGGGGAACTCCCCAGTATTGTGCGTCAAGAGTTCGGTACGCAACGCTCCATCCATCTCCCATGTATAGGTCGGCGTAGGGCCATCGTGCCTTTTCAGGCATAGGCACCTCGGCATTCGGCTCGGCGATGCCGATGACCGCTTCGAGGACGGCTTTGAAGTCCTCGCCCTTGTTCGAGGAGAAGGCGCCAGGGACGTTCTCCCATACGATGTATCTTGGATATCTGCCATCGGTGGCACACCTCATTTCTTTGATAATG